CATTCATGTGTACCGAATAAATGTATAACCATCAATCCGCGAGGGGGTAGAGGGTGACGTGCATGTCGCTGCCGGATTTGGTGTAGGATTTGGTCTGTTTATGGTAGAGGACCTTCTGCAGGACAGTTTTCAGGAGGGCGTTTCTCTCCTGCGGGGATGCGGCGAGCGGGTAGGTCTCGAGGACGCGGCGGACGGCGGGGGCCAGACGGGCGCGGGCCTGTCTAGCACGGGCCAGCTCGGTGATCGTGGTCTGGCTTGCCTCGATGCGGTCGACGATGACCTGCTTGTCGGCGGCGAGCGCCTGCGAGCGCTGCAGGAAGATCTCCGGTGTATAGACACCGGTCTCGACCAGCTCATACGCGCGGGCCTCCTGCGCCTCCAGCTTGGCAAGCTGCTTGCGGTCGGCGGCGATCGAGGACTCGAGCGCGGTGCGCATGGGCGTGTCATCTGGCGCAGCGGCCTCACCGAGCTCCAGCTCGCGCAGCCAGCCACGCAGGGCATCCAGCACGGCGTCCTCCACATCATCATACCACGCGCTGACGGTCGTGCAGCCGTAGGAGGGACAAAGGAGCGTATCGCGGCGGTTGCCGGACGACGGGCGGCGCACCATCACGCGGCCGCACTGGTCGCAGCGGACGAGCCCGGCGAGGCTTGTCACGGTTCCCCATGCGCCCTTGCCGCGCGGGCTGGCGCTGGAATAGCTCAGAGCAACGGCCTTGTCGTACTGCTCCTGCGAGATCAGGCCGTCGTGCAGCCCTTTATAAAGCTTCAAATCCTCCTGCCGGGTGCGGGGGCGACTGACGACGACAGCGCCGTCGACAATGCGCTTCGTCTCTGGCCGCCCGCCGGACTTGATCCAGCCAGCATTTGCCGGATTGCGCAGGATATCCAGCACAGAGTCCGCGCGCCAGAGGCTGCCGGAGTTGGTCGGGACACCGAGGCTGTTCAGCCGAGTGGAAATCGCCTTCGCGCCGATGCGCGCGCAGCCCTCGCCGGTGTACCAGTTGTAGATCTGCTGCAGGATGGGGGCCTGCTCCGGGTGCGGGACGAGCTTATAGCCCTTGTCGTTCGGCAGCTTCTCGCGCAGCCAGCCGAAGGGCGTCTTGCCGGAGATCCATTTGCCCTCGCGCAGAGACGCCTCCTTGCCTCGGGACAGGCGGCGCTTGATGGTGTTGTACTCGCGCCGGGACATAAAGAGGCCGAACTCAAAGTATTCCTCGTCCATCTCGTTGTTTGGATCATAGATCTTGTTCGGTGTGATGATCTTCGTGTTGGAATACTTGAAGGTCTGGGCAATAATGCCCTGGTCGATGGTGTCGCCGCGCGCCAGACGCTCGACTTCCATGACGATGACGCCCGCATAGTTCCCGGTCTCGACGAGCTGCAGGACCTTCTGCACCTCCGGCCGGACGGCGATGGAGTCACCGGTCACGACCTCCTCGCAGATCTCCACGACGTTCAGCCCGCGGCTTTCGGACAGCGACAAAAGCGCGGCCCGGTGCCGATTGAGCGTGTCGGTCTGGCCGAGAGCTTCGGCCTCCATGTCCTTCCGGGACTTGCGCAGGTAAATGATGTACTGCGAGAGCGGGTCAGCGATTTTCCAGGTAGATGTAAATTTCATAAGCAGATTCTCACCACAAGGGCAAAAGGTTATACGGATACCGCTCCGGCGCTGGGCCGGGGCGGTTTGATTTATGCGCGGAACCAGCCGATCGATGGGCTGAGTACGTCGGCCACAAGCGCGAGGGCACACAGCGAAAGAATGCCCAAGAGGATGAGCGTCACAAGCCGGTGCATGCGCAGGGACTTCTGCTGCTGGGCAAGCTGCGCACGAAGGGCCGCGTTCTCGGCGCGGAGCTTTTCAGCATCGGAAGGCTCGGCAGGCTCGTCATGCGGGATGCCGAAATAATCGTCCATAGAAACGCCCATCTCCCGGCAGATCGGGCCGACCGTGTAAACAGACGGATTTTTGATGTCGCCGCGAAAGAACTGGGAGACGGTGCCGACGGAAAGGTCGGTGTTTTCGGCAACGTCCTGATTTGTTTTGTGCGGAGTGACCGTCTGCTTCTGCTCACGGCACAAATCAGATAATTTTTCCTTCAAAACATGTCATTCCCCCAAAAAAAGCAAGACGTCTGACTGCAAAAAGCAACTGCCATATCTTTACAAGTCTACCGTGGACAGGCTACCCTAAAGTTACAGACGGCTCCCGGTCGCCTGCGCAAGCAAAAGCCCGCGCCGTTGTTCGGCCAGCGGCGCGGGCGACATCTCAAAAACCAAGCGCGTACATGAGGCTGGGGATGACGCGGACGAACAGGAAGCAGCCGGCACAAAGCGCAAGGGCAATGACGATGATAACTTTCCGGACTCTGCGGGGACCAGCGACGGCGGACTCGTATTCCTCAGGCGTCATGCCATCCGTGTACTCATCGTAGAGCGGGCGCCCGGCGTCGTCTGTAAACTTGTTATCATAGATCCGGCAAAAATCAACCAGCGTGCCAATGCCCCAAAAGCCGAGCGTAAAGAGCCAAAGAAGCCCCGTCCAGATCTTGCCGACATAAAAACGATGTGCACCGAAGCCGCCGAGGAAGATACAGAGCAGCAGCGCACTCGAGCGCTTCTTCTGCGCGGGCTGGCGGGGCTCCCGCGCGCGGGACTCGGCCTTCGCCTGGTCGCGGATGTAATTCACGGTCCCGCAGCCGCAGTACGGGCAGATCAGAGCCTCATCGTCGATCTCCTTGCCACATTTGTTACAGTACATAAAACCTCCTACGGATTACAATCCTTGCACGGCGTGTACAGCGCGGCGGCCTCTTCACGCGAGCCGGTGAAGCTGCCGCGGTTCTCGGGGTTCATCTGGTCGACGTGCGAGCAGCCGGGAAGATGGAAAACGCCGCTGGACTTGTTGTAGATATACGTGTGGATGCTGTCGCCGGTCGCACCGGAGATGGCCGGAGCCTCTGCGGGAAGCGTGCCAGGGAGGAACGAAACAAAATCGCCGACGATCGATTCCAGCGGCTCCACGTCGAGCGGGTCACCGCCGATGCTGGCGTAATACTCGGCCTGCGCCTCGGCCTGTTCCGCGTCTGTATATTCCGTGCTGCCGGTAAAGGCCGGATCCGCGGCGGGGAGCACAGCGGCGTCGGCCGCCGCGCGAAGCTCTGCGGGCGAAGATTTGTAAGAGCGGGTGGCGGAGATCGTGTCCGCCAGACGGAGCAGGCCGACCCAGCCGACAAAGGCCAGCACACAGCAGACCAGCACAAGCAGAACCCTGCGCCATGTCTGTTTCATGGCAAAACCTCCAGTTTGATATGTAAATTTTTGTAGACTCTCATAATTGTAATTAACGAACGTATGTTCTAATATAATTGTGCGAGTCAAGAAAAGGAATCTACAAATATTGTAAGCCACCGCCGAGGAAAGCACAACCGGAAAAGTGAACAAAAAATGAACGGTCTTTTTGTGGAAGAATGGGGGAATGGATAGGATGACGCGAAGTTTTTACCTGCAGGACATCCGCCGCATGCTGCGGCTTGCGACGACGGAACAACTCGATCTGGTCTGGCGCTTCCTGCGCGGACTGGTCGCATAGAGAAAAAAGAGCCGAGGGCGGTCATCCGTCCTCGGCCATTTTTTTTGCGATCTCGGCGAGCAGCTGCCATTCGTCGACGCTGAGCTTGCTGATGATCGATACAAACCGCTTGCGCGGCGAGTCGTCCGGGTCGTGCATGACGACGCCCATGAACTCGGCGATCTCCTGATTCCTCGTCAGCTTCTGCTTCATCTCGCCCTCGCCAGTGCGGAGCCAATCTTCGTTCACATTAAACTCCCGGCAGATCAGCTTAATAAACGGCTCATTCGGGCTCGTCTTCTCGCCCTCAAGGTTTGTGATCACGCCGCGGGTCGTGCCGAGACGTTCGGCGAAGTCGGTTTGAGAGAGTCCGGAAGATCTGCGGATCTCTTTGATTCGCTCGTTGATGGTCATTGAAATCACCTCATGACTATATTATACACGCGATGGATGTATTGTCAATACAAAAAGATGAAAAATATTTTACGGATATGTATTGACAAAACATCGGAATAGTGGTACAGTGTAGTCACAATACAAAACACAGAAACAAAGTGTTGTGACAACGCGAGGTGAGAACAATGTCCGAGAAGGAAAAGCAGGTCATGGACTACCTGAAAGAACAGTCCGGGAATCTGACCGACGAACAGCTCCAGCGCCTGAGCGATATCGCCTACGGCATGATGCTGGCGCAGGAGAGCAAGAAAGACGAGCGGAAGGAGGCGTGAGCCGTGGAAACGCAGGAAGAAAAGCTCACCAGATGGGCGCAAGAAGAAGCGCGCGATCGGGAACGGACGCGCAAGCGTCGGGCAACCGTCCAGCTGGTGATTGGGATCGCTTCGATGATCGTATCGCTGCTGACGCTGGCCGTCGCCATCGTTGCTTTCACGCGGGCGTAAACGGCCAGCCGAAAAGAGAGCTGGCCGAAAAGAGCAGCGCGGCGAAGGAAATCAAGAGGGCCAACGCCGAGAGGATAATGGAGAGCCGATACCGAGAAGTGTCCCGCACGTGCTTGTCGTATTCCTCCTGCGCGAAGTCGGCCAGCGTCACAATGGTATCGTCGTTCTGCGCATCATCGCTGAAAATGAGCGCCCCGACGGGCATAGCATCCTGGAGCACCAGATAGTTGCCACAGCCGGTTTCGTCGAGAATGTCGCCGAGCCTGTGCTTGCGAACGACAGCGGCGCAAATCTTAAGTTGTTTATCAGTCATAAAAACACCACCCGCCAACATCTTACCACGTGGGCGGGGACCGAACAAGGGTAAAAAGCGTAAGACTGTAAAATCTGGAAAAACTAACGCCGGAAGGAGGCTGAACCATGAGAAAGCCGTATGACCCGATCGCGGACGAAGAGCCGCACATCGTGGCCGAGTATCATTTTCCAAACTGCACGGCGTATATCGCCGACAACTACCTGCGCCGCCTGACGCCGGAGCAGAAAGAGGCCAACCGGCAGGCCGCCCGCCGCGTGGCGTGGCAGATCCTCGAGCGGGCCGCAGCCGAAGGGCGTCTGCCCGCGGCCAGCAATTAAACGCGCCGCAAGGCGCGTACATAGGAGTCGATATTATGGCGAACGTCAAGAGCTACACCCTGACGCTGGATGCGCAGGAGCTGCATGATCTGATCGAAGCGGCGATGGTGTGTGAGTGCCAGGCGGCGCAGATCATAAACGGGCTGAAGCGCAAGGGGCTTGACCTGGACGCGCAGAAGCTCGTTACACAAAACGCCCGTCTGGCGCGTCTCGTCAGGCGGATGCAGGAAGCGAAGAAGGAGACAGCATGACAAATTTCGGGAAGACCGTGCGCAAGCGGCTGATCGATCTGGACAAGACGCAGGACTGGCTGGTTACGCAGGTCAGGGGGATTGGGATCCCCTGCGACAAGACATATCTCAGCAAGATACTGAATGGAGCCCGGAAGGGCAAGCAGGTCAAGGCTGCGATCGAGAAGATTCTGGATCTGGAAGGGGGTGCGCTGGGTGGATGAGCTCAAGAAAAAAACGATCGCCGCACTGGAACAGCAGTTGCAGTTGCTGGCCCAGAACGGCGGATCGCCTGCCGGAAAGGCAGAAACGTGCAACGCAATCACGGTCCTGACTGCGCTGCTGCATGAGCTGCGGCAGTTTTAGGAATCAGAGCCGCAATGAGTGTCGAGCCCGCGATAGATGCGGTTGAAAAGCACAGCAATCTGGTCGCCGAGAGATTCATTGCTCGAATCAGTAATGATCAGATTGCCCTTTTCGATCGCGGCAATCGCGAGCTGAAGCGCAATTTCAGACCTCCCCCTCATATTGACACGATCATTATAAGAGGGGAATAGAGGTGTGTCAACAAATTGGACGGAAGAAGATAAGGAGAAGCATTATGAGAACCAACCTTGCGGAACGGCTCGGGTATGAGCCGGAGGAAGAGACCAGGGAGCGGCAGGAGCGGCTGCTGGAGGAGCTGCGGTACCGGGAGGCCATGCGGCGCGTGGCGAAGACATGCTGCGTGTGGCTGGGCGGCGCGGCCTTTGTGCTGGCGGTGATCGCCGGGTACGCAGAGATGACCGACGCCTGCGTCGCGACCGGCGCGATCGCGCTGGGCCTGACGACCTACGGGATCCTGTGAAGCCGGTGAAGGACGAGCCGAAGATCCCGGTCGAGCTCCGGCCGGATCAGCTGGCCGACATCATCGACGCGGTCCTGGCCTTTGCCGATGACTGCGCCAATGACCGGGAGATTCTGCAGAGCATGCCGCGCGTCGACCGGGACACGGTCGAAGACCTGCTGCAGCGCGAGACGGCGCTGCAAAAGCTCGCGGCATGGCTGCAGCACGTACAGGAGGAAGCGGAGTGAATTATTTTGCGCCGCGTATGCGGCCCATCCCGCCGCCCTGCGGCCGGAACTGCCCGGACCGAAGCGGCACATGCCGCGTCGGGTGCTGCACCTGGACGCTCTACGAGAGCATCCGGAACCACATCTACGATGTAAACCACCGCGACAGGGACAGCCTGCAGCCCGATCTTGCAGCGGGAAAGCAGATGGTCCATGCCGACAACCAGATAAGGAGGCGCAAACACATTGCGAAATAGCATCGACTACCCCGCAGATCGATGATCTTAAAATTTACGATTGACTGAATGGAATGGCGGACAAACCCGTCATGCCTATTACCCGCGCTGCTTTAAAGAACCGTGCTACGGCAGAGGGTGCAAAATCAAGGATTGCCCGTTTAAAACAGCGGTGTGTGAGCGACTTGCGGCCTACGAGGACACAGGGTTAAGCCCTGAAAAGGTTTCTTGGATGAAAGAAGTCGTCGAAGCAGCTTTTGACAATGACACATCCAGAATTGAGCGAGCACACAACCTGCATGCGGCTGACAAAGAGGGGCGGTGCGTCGTGCTGCCGTGCAAGGTGGGAGAACGATGGGTAGATGAGGACGGTCGCGCGGTGCGCATAACCGCAGTAATCGTCAGCATGGAACCATTTGGGGAGAATATCAACATCTACTTTGATTATGAGGATGCAACGCCGGACGATGCGGGAAGCGACTGCGTGACAAATTGGGATTATTTCAGTCGCCACTATACCTGCATTGAGGTCGAGCGGGCGATGGAGGGCAGGCCATGACCAGAAAACGTGCAAGAAAGATACTTATGGCCATCGGCACGAGCAGGAACCATGCAAACTGGGGGCTGGTGGCAAAGTGCTCAATCCTGCCGAGCTGCCGGAGGGCATGGCCCCAGCAGACTATATGCGGATCTGCTTTGCAATGATCGACGTGGCGGACGCGGTTGTTTTCCTGCCGGACGCAGCGGAAAGCGCAGGCGCGCCTTGAGAAAGCATATTGTGAATACGTCGGGAAGGAGATGGAATTTTGGAGCGATTAACGTTTGAAGGAAACTTCTGCGACATCGCGCGGTGCCGCGAACTGCCGTGTAAGTATGACGGGAATTGCGCGCAGAAGGAGGTGTGGGAACGTCTGAAAGCCTACGAGGACACGGGGCTTGAACCGGAAGCAGTAGAAACGGTTAAGCTTGCGCTATGTGCAAAGCACATGGTTGATCTCGAAACGCTAAACAATACGCCAATCAGCAGGCTTGTAGAGCTTGCCGAGGCCGACAAGGACGGGCGTGTGGTGGTGCTGCCGTGCAGGCAGGGAGATGAACTGTGGACGTACTGCAATCAACCGGTTAAGCGGGTATATAGTTTTACCGTATCGGACGTGAGCACGCTGAACGGGCGGACTGTGCTGAATACGCTAGGTCTCGGGACGATCAGACCAGAGGACATCGGCAAAACCGTATTTTTAACCCGCGAAGAAGCCGAGAAGGCTTTGCAGGAAATGGAGGGCAAGAAGGATGGCAACGAAACGAATATGTGACCGCTGCGGGGCGGAAATAAACCCCACAAGCTCTGCGACGTATGTAAACGTACGAAGCGCGTTCCATGAGAAATCACCTGATATTGAGCTTTGCTGCTCCTGCGCGATGCAAATCAAAGAATGGCTTAAGTCGAGTGTAGAGGAGGACAAGAAGGATGGTAAAATACACTGAAATATGCGCGTTGTACCATTTTTGCGTCGATCTTGGAATCAAATGCACGATAGAGCGCCTGTACGACGGCTATGCAGTGCGTTTCCCGGACGGAAGTGACTTCGCACAGCATCATGGCACATATGGCGGGACGGAAGGATGCGTTGAACCGGCTATCGGGGACTCCGAATTTGACTATACTGCAGTCGGCTTGAACTTAGCGAAGGAGCTCGTGAAGAAACACAAAGGCAAAACCAGAAAACGCGCAAGAAAGATCCTCATGTCCATCGGCACGAGCCGAAACCATGCAAACTGGGGGCTGACGGCAAAGCCGCGCTGGAAGACAAACGCCGGTGTGGTAGAGGATACGCTGACGATCACCCTGTACGCGAAGCTGCTGCGGAAGAAAATGGACGAGGGCGGAATAACAAAGGAATCTGCATTCCATGCGGGAGAGATGAAGGCAAGTGAACTTTGGTTGAGGGAGGTAAACCATGACTGACGAATACATCAGCCGCGAAGCGGCGCTGGAAATTACAACGCGGACGTGCGGGGATTACGCTGCGGCGTTTGCAGAAATCAGGAAGCTGCCTGCCGCCGACGTTGCGGAGGTGCACCATGCACGATGGGAAGAAGCGGACTGGCATGAATATGACGCGCAGAGCGGGGAAACGATTCGCTTTCCTAAAGCGGCAATCGTATGCTCGGACTGCCGGAACGCTTTCAAAAAGGATGCACTTTGGAAAAGGAATTCCTGTCCAAACTGCGGAGCGAAGATGGACGGAGCTGCCGAATGAGCGGACTGCGGTTTGAGAGCATGGCGGACATGCCGCCGAGGATGCGGGAACTTTATGCCAGGCAGCAGATCGACCTCTCAGGCGCTGCGGCGCCAGCTCCCCATCACAAGGGGAGCAACGGGAAGACGAAGTACGGCAGCCGGAAGGATACGCGCGGGCAGCTGCGCTTCGACAGCCAGAAGGAAGCCCGGCGCTATGACGAGCTGATGGTGATGCTCCGGGCCGGGATCATCTCCGATCTGCGCCTGCAGCCGCAGTTCACCTTGCAGGAGAGCTACATCACCGAGGCCGGCGAGCGCATCCGCGCAGTGCGGTACACGGCGGACTTTTCGTACAAATTCGGAGGCAAGCTCGTCGTCGAAGATGTGAAGTCCAAGCCGACGCGGACAAAGGAGTATCTGCGCAACCGCAAATTCATGCGGTCCAAATTCGGGATCGAGATCCAGGAGGTCTAACATGCCAGAAAAAAACGAGAGCAGCCCGCGCGAGGCATGCGGGCTGCCGAAGCAGGGAAATGCCTGTCCGTATGCAAAGCCCGCGCCGGATCTTTGCGCGCGGTGCGGCTGGAACCCGGATGAGCACGCGCGGCGGCAGGCGCTGCCGCTGACCGAGAACGCCGACGGGCTGCGGCACAAGGACATCAGCCAGCCCGAGGATTGATGTCAGCAATCAGCCGGGGAACCATATTTTTTCGGACTTATGCCGCGGCCGCTCCGCCATGAGACGGCTGCGGGAGGATCACCCCGGCTTTGCACCCGGCCCGCGACACCTCAAGCCCGCGGGCCGGGGATAAAAAGCGCGTGTGGAACGTGCGCGCGGATGGAAACCATCAACGTTACCCCACGCCGGGTGTCGGGATCGCCCGGCGGCATCGTGTTACCTCCTTATGGAAAGCTGCCTGAGCAGACAAGGGCAGCTCGTCTGCGGCGACAGGGGGACGCGCAGGCGCAGGCGGTGCAAGTCCGCCCTGCATAGGGGCCGGGAGACCGGCCCCTGACGAAAGGAGAATGGAAATGTCACACGTAGTCGATCTGACGGGCGCGGATTTTGGATATTTGCACGTCATCGGGCGGGATACCAGCAAAAAAGGAGACACGGCACACTGGATCTGCCGGTGTAAATGCGGGGCCATCTGCAGCAAAGACGGAAAATACCTCCGGAACGGACATGCAAAAAGCTGCGGCTGCTTCCGGAAAGAACGCGCGGCCACGCTCGTCACCAAGAGGGATCCAGCAAAAAAGCCAAAAGCCGAACCGAAGAAGAAAAAATTCGGCCGCAGCCCGCAGCGGGCAGGCTCCGGGATCTGCTACAACCCACTCTGCCCGACGCGCAACAACTACCGCGGCGCCTGGAGCTGCACCGAATGCCGCTTCTGCCCGGAACGCAAATTTGCCCGCCAGTCGAGGCGGGAGATCATCACAATTTGAAGGGAGTATCAAATGGAAATGCGGATCGAAAAAGCCAGAGAGGAACGAAGGTGGCAACCGTGTTGATTGAAATTCTGAACCTTGCGGCCGCGCTGGAGTGGATCGCGCTGGGCGTGCTGGTGTTTTTCAAACTGCGGAGCCTGAAACGTCAGGCAGAAGTAGTGCTCGAGACACTGGACGCCGCAGCCTGGAAAAGCATCAAACAAGAAGAGGAGGTCTGGCGCAAGAACACCCCGAACGAGATTAGGGCAGCGTTCGGATTTCCGCCGATAACGCCAACAGAATACACAGAAATGAAAATACGCGAGGAAACTGACCGCTGAACGCATGGCCGGAATTTCCGGCCACGCTTTGAGCGGGCAGAAAAAAACAAAGGAGGGCTACAGCATGCAATGGGAACAGGGATGCTTATTCGACGACAACCCGGAATACGATGCGTTCACGGAGAAATTCAAACAAAAAAAGACAACGGACGACTGCTACACGCCACCGCTTGTTTATGATGCGATCCGGGATTGGGCGTGCAGTGAATATGGGATTGACCCGGCCTGCATCGTGCGGCCATTCTATCCGGGTGGGGACTATGAGCGTTTTGACTATCCGGACGGCTGCGTCGTGCTGGACAACCCGCCTTTTTCGATTCTTTCAAAAATCTGCGAATTCTACATAGACAGAGGGATTGCGTTCTTTCTTTTTGCGCCATCGCTCACGGCGCTCTCCGGCCGATCAGTTGTGCTGAGGATGAATCATATCATTTGCGATGCAGACATCACGTATGAAAATGGCGCAGTCGTTCGCACGGCGTTTGTAACAAGTTTCGGAGGAAACATCGCGCAGAGCGCCCCATCACTCAGAAGGGCAGTCGAGCGGGCGATGCGGCAGATAAAGTCGCAGACGAAACAGGAGTTGCCGAAATATACATATCCGGACCATGTGCTGACGGCAGCCATGCTGCAGAAATATGCGCACTACGGTATAGAGTTCGCGGTTAAACGCGAGGACTGCACGTACGTTACCAAACTGGATAGTCAGCGCAAAACGGGAAAGAGAATATTTGGCGACGGGCTGCTGCTGTCAAACCGAGCTGCCGCCGAGAAAGCCGCAGCCGAGAAAGCCGCAGCCGAGAAAGCCGCAGCCGAGAAAGCCGCCGCGCACGTCTGGAAGCTGTCTGAACGTGAAAAGGGCATCATTGCGAGCCTCGGGAAATAAACCGAGGCAGGAGGAGCTATGGTAAAGCGACACAAGCGCCGGAAGTTTTCCGGGAGGGTCTGCGAGCAGATCGTGTACACGGTGGCGGGCGGCACAAATCCAAAGACCAGCCGGCCGAAGAAGCCGCGGTTCCAGTCGCAGGAAGAACGCGACGAGCTGAACACCAGGGTCTCGGCCGGGAAGTTCGCCGGGATCGTCAACGCCAACTTCGGGCCGACCAGCCTGTATTCCACGCTGACGCTCGACGCCGAGAACGAGGTACATACTGCTGCCGAAATGCGGCAGATTCGGAACAGATTCTATCGCCGCCTACTATATAAATACCCAAACGCCAAGATCGTGATTGTCTACGGGCAGGGCAAGTCGACGAGCCGGTTCCATCTGCACATGATCTCGGACGGCATTCCGGAGAATGAGATCGGCAGGATCTGGGGCCTCGGCAGCGTGATCGAGGTTCGACACTTACGGGAACACAACTATTACATGGACGAAAATGGAAACAAAGTCGACCACGGCCGGGATTATAAGGCGCTGGCCGACTACCTGCACGGCCACTGGAAAAAGGAATTCGGCGGGCACAGGTACAAGGCCAGCCGCAGCTGCGTCCGGCCGGAGCCGGAGCCCGCGACCGAGGCGGTCCGGGACTACAGCCAGACGCGCCCGCCAGTCGCCCCGCGCGGCTACATCCTCGTCGAGTCCAGAGCCACGCAGTATGGATTCCTATATTTCAAATATGTATGGGACCCCAAAAACGAGACACATAAGCGGACCGGGAGCCGCCTTCTTTAAGCCTTGTAAATGTGTTGAGTTTTGCGACGAAGAAGGAAGGAGCTGAACAGATGTCGAAACCGAGATACTGGTGGTACGGAAACGTCTGCCGCACCATCGGCGAATACCCGAAACTGAGCCGACAGGTTCGGGATATGAGCCGGCAGAAAATCACGCCGGGCTATTCCTCGCAGCCAGGCGGGCAATCCTCCGGCCGCGCCGTCGAGGACATTGCGGTGCGCGTCCTGTCCTCACGGGAGTACGAGGACTACACGGCGATCCAGTCTGCCATCAACACCGTGCAGACCTGGCGGGACGGCGGCGATGTGCTGGAGATCGTGCGCCTGCATACATGGATCTGGCCGCGCGAGAGTCTGGAGTCCGCTGCCAGACAGGTACACGTGAGCACATCCACGGCCAAGCGGATGTACAGCCGCTTTGTCTACGAGGCGGCGCGGGCAATGGGCTACCGCAAAAGTTGAGCTAACAGAGCCTAAAATCTGTGCTACAGTGATAGCGTGAAGAATTGGAGGGAACAGGATGCAGCCATGGGCCGCACGCTTTTACGCGTCCGGGCGCTGGAAGAAATGCCGCGCCGGGTATATCAAGTTCCGCCGGACCATCGACGGCGGCCTCTGCGAAGAATGCCGGGACAAACCGGGCTACATCGTCCATCACAAGCGGGCGCTCACGCCGGACAACATCGCCGACCCGGACATCAGCCTGTCCTACTCCAACCTCGAGTTCGTCTGTAAAGACTGCCACGATCAGTTTGACGGGCACGGCGTCGCAAGATCTCTGACGCAAAAAATTTTCTTCGACGCCGCCGGAGACCCGATCCCCCCCGTCGCGCGAGGCCGGGGCGCCGGCTAGACCACCGCACGCTCTACCTCGGAAGAATACGCAGGCCGTTCGCGAGGCCCCCCTACAAAAGCGCGGCGATAAGTAATCTACGCGCACGCGCGGACAGACGGCAAAAATCACGCGAAAAGGAGGCGGTTTTTGTGGCGAACAGGCAGGAAAAGACAAAGGAACAGCGTATCCGCGCCGAGAAAACCAGACTCCGGAGGATCTACAAGCTTCTGCCGAAGGAAGCGGCCGGGACTGTCGCAGGCCTCATCGATCAGGCAGCCTTTATGCGCATCGAGTGCGAGGACATGGCAGACGACCTGCGGGAAAACGGCTGGACGGAGAAATTTCAGCAGTCGGAGCGACTGGAGCCATATGACCGCGCCCGGCCGATCGGGCAGGCGTACAACTCCACGAACGCGAACTACCAGAAGATCATCAAGCAGCTCACGGCGCTCCTGCCGAAGCCGGACACCGCGCCGAAGCAGGAGGACGACGGCTTCGGCAGCTTCGTCCGGGAGCGTGACGAGGTATGAAGCTCACGCGCTACCCGGAGACCTACAACCCCATCCTCGAGTATTGGGACGCGATCCAGTCGGGCCGCGAGACTGTCAGCCTGAAAGTGCAGAAGACCTACCGGCACGTGGTGGAGCAGCTGGAAAACACAGATTCCGAGTTTTACTACTCGCCGCGCCGCGCCAACCACGTCCTCGAGTTTTTTGAGAACTACTGCCACCACTCCAAGGGCAAGGCGGGCGGCCAGCTCGTCAAGCTGGAGCTCTGGGAAAAGGCACTGCTCGCGACTGTCTTTGGGTTTATCGACATCGAGGGCAACCGCCAGTACCGCGAAGCGATCCTCATTGTCGGCAAGAAAAACGGCAAGTCGCTGCTTGCGTCAGGCGTCGGCCTGTATTTACAGACGGCGGACGGCGAGGCTGGCCCGGAGGTTTATGCCGTGGCCACCAAGCGAGACCAGGCGAAGATCATCTGGCAGGAAGCAAAGCGGATGGTCAAGAAGTCCCCGGCGCTCTGCCGCCGGATGCGCAGTCTGGTCGCTGAGCTGGACAGCGATTTTAACGACGGCGTTTTCAAGCCGCTGGCCTCTGACAGTGACACCCTCGACGGCCTCAACATCCACGGGGCCATGATGGATGAGATCCACCAGTGGAAGAGCGGGCGCGCCCTGTACGACATCATCGCCGACGGCGTGACGGCCCGTGAGCAGCCGCTGATCTTTATCACTTCCACCGCGGGCACCATCCGCGAGGACATCTACGACGAGAAATACGAAGAAGCCGAGCGCATCATAAACGGCTACGAAGATCCGGACGGGTACCACGACCCGCGCCGGATCGCGTTTATTTACGAGCTCGACAAGCGCAGCGAGTGGACAGACCAGGACTGCTGGAAAAAGGCAAATCCGGGCCTCGGGACGATCAAGTCCTACACGGCCCTCAAAGAGCGGGTCGAGCGAGCGGAGAAAAACCCGGCTCTCGTCCGCAACCTCGTCTGTAAGGATTTCAACATCCGCGAGACCTCCAGCGAAGCCTGGCTCAACTTTGAGCAGCTGGACAACCGCGACACCTTCCAGCTCGACAGGGAAAACCGCCGCCTGATCTGGCAGCATTACATGGCGGACGGGAATGTGCAGGAGCGCGTCCTGTCCTACCCACGCTACGGCATCGGCGGCGCGGATCTGTCCAAGACCACAGACCTGACGGCGGCGAAGGTCCTGTTCCAGGTGCCGGAGCTGCCGGAGATCCTGTTTGTGCTGCAGATGTACTGGCTGCCGCAGGATCTTTTGGAAAAGCGCGTCACGGAGGACAAGATTCCCTACGACAAGTGGCATGAGCGAGGGCTGCTCCGACTGTCAGAGGGAAACAAGATCCGCTATGAGGACGTCAAAGCATGGTTCATCGAGGTGCAGGAAGACCTCGATATTTTTATCCCCTTTATCGGGTATGATGCGTGGTCTGCGTCTTATTGGGTCGACAGCATGGCGGACTATTTCGGGGCCGAGGCCATGATCGCCGTGCATCAGGGTGTCAAGACCCTGTCCGAGCCCATGAAGCGCTGCGGGAACGACTTGGAATCCAAGCGCATTATTTACAACAACCACCCGATCGACAAGTGGAACCTCGCAAACACCGCCTACGACGAGGACAAAAACGGCAATATCCAGCCGCACAAGACGAGCAAGTCAACCCGCCGCATCGACGGCACGGCGGCCCTGCTCGACGCCTACACGATCTACGACCAGAAGCAGGCGGAATACACCAGTATGCTCTAGGAGTGACAACATGGGATTTTTGAAAAACCTCCTGACGAATATCACGACGACCAAGCGCGTTTCGACCGTTCAGATGGTGCAGGAGCGCGGGAATGGCTTTTACAGCTACAACGGCAAAATGTATCAGTCCGACATCGTCCGCGCCTGCATCCGGCCAAAGATCAAGGCCATCGGCAAGCTGACGGCAAAGCACATCCGGGAGACCATCACCGCCCAGACGCGGAAGATCGCCGTAAATCCGGAGCCGTATATCCGGTTCCTGCTCGAGGAACCGAACCAGTACATGACCGGCCAGCTGCTGCAGGAGAAGCTGGCCGCGCAGCTGGTCCTCAACAACAACGCCTTCGCCGTGATCCTGCGGGATGAAAACGGCCTGCCGAACGCCATTTTCCCAGTCGCGGCCATGCAGGCCGACGCCGTTTACGACGCAGGCGGGAATCTGTACCTGAAATTTTACATGCAGAACGGCAACGTCCTGACGTTTGCCTATGACGACATCATTCACCTGCGCGGGGATTTCTACGAGAACGACATCTTCGGCGACCCCATCGCCCCGGCCATCGTGCCGCTCATGGAGATCGTCACCACGACGGATCAGGGCATCGTCAAGGCAATCCGGAATAGCGCCGTCATCCGCTGGCTTTTGATGTTCGCCGCGTCCATGCGCCCGGAGGACGTGAAGCAGCGCGCGCAGGACTTCGCGGACAGTTTCCTGAACGTGACTAACGGCACGGGCGTCGCGGCCGTCGACGCAAAGGCCGAGGCCAAGCAGATCGACCCCAAGGACTACGTCCCGAATGCCGCCCAGATGGATAAGACCACGCAGCGCATCTATGCCCTGTTCAATACCAACCCGCACATCGTCACATCCATTGCGACGGAGGATGAGCAGAACGCCTATTTTGACGCCGAGATCGAGCCGGTTTTAAAGCAGCTGAGCGGCGAGTACACCCGCAAGCTCTTCTCCCGTCGCGAGCGCGGCTGCGGCAACCGCATCGTCTTTGAGGCGTCCGCGTGGGACTTCGCGTCGACCTCGACCAAGCTCAACCTCCTGCAGCTGGTCGACCGCGGCGCGCTGACGCCGAACGAATGGCGCCGCGCCTTTAACCTCGCGCCGGTCGACGGCGGAGACAAGCCGATCCGAAGGCTGGACACCCAGCCGGTCGACCGGAACACCACGCAGAAAGGAGATGAAACCACATGAAGATCAGCATTCGCGGGCCCATCGTGTCCAGCAACCAGCACCGCTTTTATCAGTGGTACGGCATGGAGGCGACGAGCCCTAAATCCGTAGCCGACGCGCTTGCATCCGGAAACGGTGAGCGGGCAGAGGTCGAGATCAATTCCGGCGGCGGCGAGATCTTCGCCGCGAGCGAGATCTATACCGCACTGCGCAACTACGCGGGCGGCGTCCACATCCGCATCGTCGGCCTTGCGGCCTCGGCCGCGTCCATCATCGCCATGGCGGACGAGTCGGAAATGACGCCGACCGGCATGATGATGATCCACAACGTACAGTCCAGCGCCGACGGCGACTACCGCCAGATGGAGCACACCGCCGGTGTCCTGCGCGACGCCAACCACGCCATTATCTCGGCCTACGTCGCAAAAACCGGCAGGCCGGAGGCGGAGATCGCCGCCATGATGGACGCAGAAACGTGGATCACAGCGGAGCGGGCCGTAGAACTCGGACTCGTTGACCGCGTGATGCAGCCGGATACCGGCCAGAAGCCGCTGGCAGCGGATTTTTATTCCGGCATGCTCAGCGAAGACGCGCTCCGGCGCGCGGAAAACTTTTTAAAAGGTCAGGCCGCAGAGCCTGATTTTTTTATGCCCGAACGGGCGCAGGCAGAAGCAAAACTGAAATTTTTAAAACTCAAAGGAGAATTGAAATGACAAAGGAATTTTACAACATCCAGCGCCAGAAGCTCATGGACGACGCCCAGAAGCTGCTGGACGAAGGCAAGACCGCAGAGGCGCAGGCCAAGATGAAGGAAGTCGAGACCCTCGACGCCAAGTTTGAGGAGGAAGCCAAGATCCAGGCGAACCTCAACGCGCTTGCGGGCCAGAAGGTCGCGGCCCCGGCTGCGGCAGCGCAGTCCGTCGACCTGTCCGGCACGGCAAAGACTCCGGACGTGCTCGACCGGTACGACACCGACGAGTACAAGCGGGCCTTCATGAACTACGTCCTGACCGGCAAGAAGATCCCGGCAGAGCTGACCAATGTGGACGCCAACACCAAGACAACCGACGTCGGCAGCGTCATCCCGACCACGACGATCCAGAAGATCTACGAGAAGATGGAAGCCATCGGCATGATCCTGCCGCGCGTAACACACACGTCCTACGCGGGCGGCGTCCAGGTCCCGACCAGCTCGGCCAAGCCGACGGCCTCCTGGGTCGCCGAGGGTGAGGGCTCCGACAAACAGAAGACTTCGACCGGCAAGATCGTCTTTGCGTACCACAAGCTGCGCTGCGCGATCTCCATGTCGCTGGAAGTTTCTATCATGGCGTACCCGATGTTCGAGGCACAGTTTGTCCGGAACGTCGCAAATGCGATGGTAAAGGCAAAGGAGCAGGCCATCATCAACGGCACCGGTTCCGGCCAGCCGAAGGGAATCCTTGCGGAGACCGCCCCGACCGGCCAGAACATCGACATTGCCGCCGCGACAACTGCTCTGACCTACAAGGATCTGTGCAAGGCCGAAGCTGCGCTGCCGCAGGCATATGACGGCGCGGTCTGGTTCATGTCCAAGAAGACATTTGAGACGCAGATCGTAGGCATGGTCGACAGCAACGGCCAGCCCGTCGCGCGCGTCAACTACGGCATCAACGGCAAGCCCGTCAACTACATCCTTGGCCGCGAGGTCATCCTGACCGGCGACTACCTGCCGGCCTTTGCGGCGCCGGTCACGGCCGACACCGTCTTCGCCTTTATGTTCGATCCGGCGTACTACCTCTGGAACGAGAACATGGGCATGACGGTAAAGCGCTACACCGACGAGGACACCGACGACGAGGTCACAAAGGCCATCGAGATCGCCGACGGCGCGTGCGCCGACGTCAACAGCCTCGTCACGCTGACCAAGAAGAAGGCCTGACGGCGCGCGGCCAACAGGGAGGGATAACCAATGGCTTTGATCAACGTTGCAAAAACCGCCCTGCGGCTGACCACAAACGCCCTTGACGACGAGCTCGCCGACGAGATCGACGCCTGCCTCCTGCGCCTGCACCTTGCGGGCGCGGAGGGGGCGGACGAAGACCCGCTGGTCAAAGACGCCGTCCGAGCCTTCGTCCGCTGGCAGCATGACTTCTGCGGCCGCGGCGACGAATGGAAGACGTGCTTTGAGGAGCTGCGCGACGCGATGGGCCTGTCCGACGACTATTCGCCGGGCGCCGAGGGAGGGGGCGCGTGCTGTGATCTTTGACACGCAGATCACGCTGCGCCTGCTGTCCTACCCCATCGTGAGCGGGCAGACCACCGAAAAGCTCGAACGCGAGACCACCGTCTGGGCCGCTCGCAAGTCAGTCAACCGCGCCGAGTATTACCAGGCCGCGCAAGCCGGCAAGCGCACGGACGCAATTTTCCGCATGCACAGCGCGGAGTACGGCGGCGAGCAGCAGCTCGTCTGCGGCTCCGACGTCTTTGACGTTGTCCGCAGCTACGGCGCGGAGACGGAAGAGGTAGAGCTGACCTGCAAACGGAGGGACGGCGCATGATGATCTATGAGGCGCTGGCAGACCTGGGCGTCCCGGTCTGCCACCCGCCATACAAGGGCGGAGAAGAAACCTACATCACCTATCAGCTGCTCGGCCAGTCCGGGCAGCTCTACGCCGAGGGCGGCGAGGCCGAGACCGGCGTGCAGTACGCCGTTTCCATCTTTGCCGATGGCTTTGCCGCCGGGCTTTTAAAGCGCGTAAAAGCCGCGCTGGAGGCAGCAGGCTACATCGCGACCGTCGACATGGAAACCTACGACAAGGAGACGGGCCGCACGCAGATCGCACTCATCGCCGAGACGGAGGGAGCAGCCTATGGCTAACATCTCCATCACCGGTGTCGACGAGCTCATGGCCACGCTCCAGAAAGCGAATGTTTTTGATGAGGACATGCAGCAGGAGCTCCTGTACGCCGCCGGGGATATCATCGTCGAGGAACTGCAAAAAATGGTAAAGGCGAGCGGGTTTCAGACCGAGGCATATGCATCCAGCGTGAAATACCGCAAAACCATCAAACGCGACAAAAACGGAGACCCGTACATCTCCATCACCGCAGTCGGCAAAAACGAGCACGGAACGCGCAGGGCGACCGTGCTTTTTGTTTTGAATTACGGCCGCGCGAAGGAGCACGGGCAGATCACAGGAACTTATTTTTGGACAAAGGGCGTCAGGAACGCGCAGAAGCGCGTAAACGCGGAGCTCGAAAAGATCCTTACACAAAAGCTGAAAGAAAGGGGCCTATTATAAATGCCTAGTTTTGACTTACGCGGAATCCGGGCGGGAAAGTATAAAAACACGTCCGGCACCGTGACCTACACAGAGCCGACCGACGTCGGCGACGCCATGGACGTGCATCTGGAACTCAAGTTCGCCGAGGGCCGCCTGTACGCGGAATCCAAGCTTGCCGAGTATATCAAGCTTGCCACCGGCGGCACGATCTCGCTGGCTGTCAAGTACATCAAAAGGGCCGCACAGGCGATGCTCTACGGCTGCACATCCGATACGGGCAAGGAAAGTCTGAAATTCTCGGCAAAAGACATCGCAAACTATGTCGGCGTCGGCTTTTACGCGCCGGATAAGATCGACGGCGTGACAAAATACACCTGCGTCTGGGTGCCGAAAGCGCTGTTCGGCCCGCCCTCGCTGTCCTACAAGACCAAGGGCGAGAACATCCAGTTCAACACGCCGACCACGACAGGCGAATTCCTCGCGGACGATTCCGCCGACGAGCTGCTGCTCGAGACCGAGACCGTCGACACCGCGGCGGAGGCCGTTGCCTGGATCAAGGGAAAGCTGGGTGAGACCTGATGGAGACGACCAAGCTCAACACCGTCGACTATGAACTTGAGGGCCGGGTCTACCGGCTCTCCTGCAACATGAACGTCCTTGCCGACGTGCAGGACGAATACGACGGAAATCTGCTGCGCGCGCTGAATACGGTGCACGGCCTCAAAAGCACGCTGGCCTTCCTGGCCGCCATGCTGACCGATGCCGCAGACACGCAGGGCATCACCGACGAAAACGGCCTTCCGCTGCGCTTTACCAGCAAGCAGCTGGGCCGGAAGCTCACCATGAACCAGACGCTCGAGGCCGGGACGCGGATCTACCAGCTGATTCAGGCTGCAGTCGAGCCGCCGGAGGAAGAACTCGGTGAAAAAACGTCGGAAGACGAAAAAAACTGACACCGCCGGGGAAACCGAAGCAGCTGGGCTTTGATTTCCCCGGCTTCCTCGCCATGTGGCTGTTCCGGCTGCGCCTGCCGGAACGGGATTTCTGGAAGACCATGAGCCCGCACCGCCTGACGCTCCTGCTGGACGCGCTGGAGCCGCCAAAAAAGCCGGAAGCGCCGCAGAGCCTCTCGGCCTACATAAACGGAGGCACGTAATATGCCAAATATCAACACAAGATTTACGCTTTCGGGCGAAAAAGAATACAAAGAGGCAATCTCCAAAATCGGAGACGGCATGCGAGTCCTGGACGCCGAAATGCGGAAGGTTACCTCTGCCTACGGGAAAAATGCGGATAGCGCGAAGCTGTTGAGCAAACAAAATGACATCCTGCAGCGGCAGATCTACTCGCAGACAGAGAAGATACGCTACATGCAGGAAGCTCTCAAAAGCGCCGTAGAAAGAACGGGTGAATCCAGCAAGGCCGCCCTGAATTGGCAAGCCAGCCTGCAAAATGCTACCGCGAAGCTGAACGCCCTGAACAACCAAATGCGCGAAAACGAAAAGCGCATGAATGGGGAGCAGGAACGCAAATACAGGGAGAACATCGAGAAGCTCAGCGCAAGCATGGATGTGCTGGATGCTGAAATGCAGAAGCTGACGACAAAGTACGCAGATAATGCGAACGCCGAGGAACTGCTGTCAGCCAAAAGCGATCTTTTAACGAGAAAAATCTTCCTGCAAAATGAAAAAATCGATACGCTGAGCAAGGCTGTAGACAAGGCTGCGGAACAGTATGGGTTCGGAGCGGTGGAAACAAGCCGCTGGCAAAAGGCGCTTGAAAACGCCGAAGCCGAGCTTTACAGCCTCAACAATCAGGTAGACGAGAACAACAGGAAAATCAAGGAATCCGGCGACACCTACGCGGAATCGAACAAGCAGCTCGCAGCAGAAATGAAAGTGCTAGATTCCCAAATGACCCTGTTGAATTCGGAGTATTCGAAAAACGGGGACAGCGTGGAGGCGCTGAGCGCGAAAAATGAGGTTCTGAGTCAGAAGATTGGTGTCCAGAAAAGCAATGTTGAACTCCTGACAGAGAAGCTAAAGGAATCCGTAGCCCAATACGGGGATTACGACGAGCGGACAAAAGACTGGCAGGCGCAGCTCAACAACGCCGAGGCCGAGCTGAACAACCTCAACAACCAGTTTGATGAGAACAAGCAGAAGATTGCCGAATCCGGCAAGGAGATGGGAAACCTCGGTGACGTGGTGAACGGCCTGACGTCCAAGCTTGGCATCCAGCTGCCGGACAGCATGAAGCAGTCCATGAACGCCATGGGAAGTCTGGACGCCTCGTCGCTGGCGCTAGCGGGCGGCTTTGCCGCCGTCGCGACGGCCATCGTCAAGGCGGAAAAGGCGCTGATCTCCATGACGAAGGAAGCAGCCTCGAATGCAGACGATCTGCTCACGCTCGCCTCCGTGACCGGCATGACGACCGACTCCGTGCAGGAGCTCAATTACATGGCGGACCTCACGGACGTCTCCATGGACCGCATCAAGGACAGCCTCAAGGAGACCACCAACAAAATGCAGGAGGCCGCAGCGGGCACCGGCGACGCCTATGATGCGTACCAGCGTCTGGGCGTAGAGATCACCAACGCCGACGGCAGCCTCCGCAGCGCGCAGGACGTCTTTTACGACACCATCGACGCGCTCGGTGAGATCAAAAACCAGACCGAGCGGGACGCGCTGGCCATGGACCTCATGTCTGAGTCCGCGCAGGAGCTCAATCCGCTCATCGACCTCGGCGGCGAGAAAATGCGGGCTTACGCGCAGGAAGCGCATGATATGGGCTATGTCCTTGACAACGACGCGCTCAAATCCCTGCAGGGCGTCGACGACGCCTATTCTCGCCTGCAAAATACGCAGGAGGGCGTCAAGAATCAGCTGGCCGCAGAGTTCGCGCCATATTTGGAAGAATTCTACGGCGACCTCACCAGCGGGATCAAGACGATCGGCAGCACTCTGCAGCAGTCCGGGCTTGTCGACGCCTTCGGCATGCTGCTCGAAACGGCGGGCGATATCATCGCGCCGATGGATACCCTGTCCAACGATAAGGTCCCGGCGCTGACAAGAGCGCTGCGGCCACTTGCAGAGATTATGGCAGCCATCGCGGACGCAGGGGACTTTGTATCCGGCCTGCTGTCGCTCGATTTTAACAAGGTCGGAACGGCGCTCGGCCTGAATTACGGCAAGGGCCAGATGTCGAATGTACAGAAGCTCAATACCAAGTGGATGCAGCAGGATACGAACCGCGCGACCGCTGCGAACGGCTACGGCAGCTACTTCGACACCGACACCGGCAAAGCCTACGGCAATATGGAGGCCTACGCCAACGCGCAGTATGAAGCGCTCGTGCGAGCGGGAGACAACTCCATCCTCGGCAAGTCGCAGGATTTGTGGGTGCAGGAATATCTCAAAAAGCTGCGCGGCAACGCCGCCGGCACGGACAACTGGGCGGGCGGCTGGACGCGGGTTAACGAGAACGGCCTTGAGCGGATCTATCTCCCCTCCGGCTCCCGCATCCAGACGGCCAGCGAGACCCGCTACACCTCCGGCGACACCTATAACACCACCGTCTACGTCGACCACGTCGAAGACCTCGACACCATCCTCCGCATCGCCAAAAACGCACGCATCACAACCAGAATGGGGGCGAAGTAAATGCCGACGTTTACAGTGCAGGCAAGCGGCTCGACAGCAGTCGCGAAGAACCACCCGAACACAAACTATTCAAATCTTACGCAGTACAAGCTGTTCGCGGACCCGTTTACGGGGGAAGCAGGAAACGTCAAACAAGGGGATAACATATATATTAAATTCCCTGTGCCGGGAGATGCATACAAGTTTAAGCGGGTAAGCAAAGTAACGCTTTCGTTTTACGCACAGCCGACAGAAGATAGCGGAAATGGGTACAAGCAAATCTGGACGTATGTAAATGCGTTGAAAAGCCAATTTGATACGAGCACGATAACGTATGCAACGCGACCGGAAGTCAGCCAAACATATACCGGGATTTCAGAGCATGCAGATGGAGAGTGGACTGCGCTAAACGAAATTGTGCAGCTGAACGCGGTTTTTGATCTGGCACAATACAGGAGCAAGAAGGAAGAAGTAAAAGAAGGGATAAAAAACGGGTTTGTCGTTGCGTTTCGTGGCGCTGTATCAGGAACAAGCGAAGCTGTTTTTTACGGAGAAAAGTCAACACGCAAGCCATTCCTGACGTGTGAATACTCGAATGATAATGTCGGCATAAAAGCAGACAATTTATCGCCATCGGCAGGGGCATTCGTAAATCGAACGCAAAAAAACACATTTACATGGGACGCCGAGGATGACACAGATCCCACGCAGGTTTGCTTCGCAGAGGTGAAACAAACCTCCGCTGTTTTCGAGTGGCGCGTCAAAAATGCGAGCGCCTCAAACACGATCAGCGTCTCCGGCGCGACGACCGCCTGCACAGTCCCAGCAAATACATTCCCGTCCGGGACAATCGAGTGGCGCGTAAAGGTGACGGCGAACAGCGGCACGACAACAACGTCCGCATGGCAGGAGATCACGACCACGGACGTCACCCCGACGGCCAAGCCTGTTTCCCCATCCGGCATCGTCATCGACGCCACCATCGTCAACCGCTTTAGCTGGAAGCACATCATCTCCACCGGCACGCCGCAGAGCAAGGCTGATCTACAATGGTCTGCCGACGGTACGACGTGGAACACCCTCACGACCGTCACAGGAGAAAACCAGTATTACGACGTTCCGGCGAACAAATTCACAAGCGGAACAAAATACTGGCGCGTGCGCACCTACAACACCGACGGCACGGCCTCGGCGTGGAGCGACAAGGCCGAGTTTATCGCCATCAACGCCCCGTCCGCACCGTCCATCGTGATCCAGTCCACCGGCCCGCGCCCGCGCATCACCTGGCAGACCTCTGAGCAGGAGGCCTATCAGCTGACGCTCTCGAGCGGCTATGCCTCCGGCACGGTCTACGGCACGGAGAAGGCATGGCGCTCGCCGGTCTACCTCGCCGACGGCAGCTACACCGTCCGCGTCCGCGTGCAGAACAAGTACGGCATGTGGTCCGAGTGGTCTGCAGCCGCGCTGCCCATCTCGCACACCGAGGGCGAGGCCATCACCCTGACCGTCACCGCCAGCCATGAGGCCGTGCTCACCTGGCAGACCGCCGGAAGCTACGATTTTTACCTCGTCGAGCGGGACGGCGTGGCCATCGCCCGCACCGTCCAAAAGCAGTACATCGACCACACCAGCATCGGCTCCGTCACCTACCGCGTCCGCGGCTGCTACGACGACAGCGATAACTACGGCGTGTCCAATTCGGATACCGTAGAGATCCTGCCCGAGACCAACATGATCTGCGACCTCGAGACCGGCGTCTGGCTCGAGATGCGCCTGTCCGAAACGCAGCTGCGCACCAACCGCACCAGCTTCTCGGCCGGCGTCTCGACCGTCCATCTGGCGGGCCTTGCCTACCCTGTCGAGGAGCGCAGCGAGCAGCGCGACCGCGCCATGTCCGTCGCCTGCGCCTGGCCGCACGCGCAGCGGGCCGCCGCCCTCGCGCTGGAGGCCCTTGTCGGCCGCCTCGTCTGCCTCAAGGACCGCTACGGCAACATGGCCATCGGCTCGCTCCCGTCGCTCGAGAGCAACTGCGACGAGTTCATGCGCCGCTATTCCTTCACCATCTCGCACACGAACCGAGAGGAGGCGATCACCCTTGACCCGTGACGTCCGCTTCCGCGTCGACGTGCTCAGAAACGGCGCGCCCATCACCCACCTCCAATGGGACACCGGCAGCGCCCCGCAGATCATGTGCGACCGGACAGCCACCCTGCACGGCTCCTTCAAGGGCAGCTTCCTGCCAAACGATCTCGCGGAGCTGGAGTCCGACGAGCTGCGCCCGTGGATCAGCATCAACGGCGTCGAAACATCGCTCGGCATCTATCAGGCCGCGACCGTCAGCAACAAGGGCAGCAGCTCCGGCACGCGCGTCGAGATCGAGGCTTACGACCGCTGCTGGCGGGTGTACACGCAAAAAACAGAGACGCTCCTGCATCTTGCGGCCGGAGCGTCCTACCTCACGGAGATCCGAAAGCTCCTGACCGCCTGCGGCATCACGCTGGTGACCGCGGCGCCGAACGACGCAGTCCTCGCCACAGACCGCGAGGATTGGCCGATCGGCACGAGCTACCTGACGATCGTCAACGCCCTGCTCTCCGAGATCAACTATGAGAACCTCTGGTTCGACGCCGACGGCGTCTGCCGTCTCGAGCCGTACCAGGAGCCATCCGCCGCCATCATCGACTGGCGCTACGGCACGACGGACCTGTTCCTCCCGGAAAAGCACCCCGGGCAGGACTGGTCCGACGAGACAGACATCTTTGACGCACCGAACGTTTTTGTCGTGACCTGCAACAACCCGGATATGGACGCAGCAATGGTGGCGACCGCCGTCAACGACAATCCGGCATCCAAAAAATCCACCTTCAAGCGCGGCATGCGCATCACCTCCGTCGAGCGGGTGGACAACATCGCCTCGCAGGAGGATCTGCAGGCCTACGCCAACAAGCGCCGCAACGAATCGCTGCTGGCCACGCGCACGATCACATTTTATACGCTGGCCGAGCCGGGCCACGGCGTCGGCGACATCCTCGCCCTGACGCATGACGAGATCGGCGGCATCTATCTCGAGACCGGCTGGTCTGTCACCATGCAGCCCGGCAGTCTCATGACCCACTCTGCGAAAAGGACGGTGATCGCATAATGGAAGGCATCAACAGCCTGTTTGTGACGAATATCGAGATCCCGGACGAAAACCTGCCGGAAAACTTTCTGGCGACCGTCGGCGCGGTCTATGACGATGGCCTGTCCCTCATCCTCGAGGGACAGACCGAAGCCACGGCCAAGCACTACCGGTGCAACACGTCCGTCAAATTCGCCGCGGGCGACCGCGTCAAAGTCGCCCGCATCTCCGGCAGCTACGTCGTCGAGTACGTCGTCGGCCCGCCGAGCAGCGGGGGGACAACAAGCGCAGTACAGGATCGAATCAAAAAAGGAGATTACGGGATCTATGTGAACCAGAATTTCGTGCTGCCGATTTACGGGAACGAACGTGTAGGCGCGGCAAACGTCCCATTTAACGGGATGAGCGCGAATGGATTTTACGTATGCTACAACGCGAGTAAACACGCAACGCTGACCTGTAACAGCAACGGGAAGCTACTGGTCAATGGAACCGTGATCGGATAGACCACAATAGGAAAGAAAAAGCCGCCCTTTCGGGCGGCAAAGAAGGAGCTGATAACGCATGATCACCATCCACTGCTCCCGCGCGTGCGCGCATCTGGCGTCGCCGCCGGAGCTTTTGACGGCGGGCATGGCCAAGGCCGTGACCGTTGAGTTCGTGTTTTCTGACGATTGGGACGGGCTGACGAAGACCGCCGTCTTCTCGAACGGCAAGACCACCGTCGACGTTCTGGCGGCGAACTGGGACGGGGATACCGTTCCCGTCCCGCACGAAGTTCTCGCCGTCCCGGGCCGCCACGCCCGCGTGGGCGTCTATGGCGCGGACGAAAGCGGCGTCGTCCTGCCGACCGTCTGGGTGAGCCTCGGCAAGGTCCAGCCCGGCGCGGATCCGTCCGGCGACGCCTCGGCCGACCCGTCCCTGCCCGTCTGGGCGCAGCTGCAGAAGCAGATCGGCGATCTGGACGACCTCAAGACCTACAACAAGGGAAACCTCGTCGACGCCATCAACGAGGCCCGCAGCTCCGGCGGCGGCTCTGGTGGCGGAGGCTACACCATCGGCGACGGCCTCAAGCTCGACGCGGCCACCAATACTCTGTCCGTCGACACGGCGGAGGCCGTGGAGAAGGACAACACCAAGCCCGTCACCTCTGCCGCCGTCTATACCGAGGTCGGCAACATCAACGCCCTGCTGGCGACAATCTAAAGGAGTGATTTTATGAGCACACAGACAGAAGTAACCAGATTACAGACTGCGCGGAACAAGATCCGCACCTGGCTCGTCGGCCTCGGCCTCGCCGCGAGCACCGACAAGCTCGACGCGCTGGCCGACAAGGCCGCAGCCATCAAAAATCAGGGCGCGGTTGACGCCAACGTCAAGGAGGGCGAGTCCTACACCATCCCCGCGGGCTATCACAACGGCTCCGGCACGGTCAAGGGCGTCTCCGGCGGCGGCAACTACAACCTCCAGACCAAATCCGTCACCCCGACCAAAGAGCAGCAGTCCGTCGCCCCGGATCAGGGCTACTACGGCCTGTCCGCCGTCACCGTCGGCGCGATCCCGGAGAACTATCAGGACGTGTCCGCGACAACGGCCGCGCCCGGCGACGTGCTGGCGAATAAGGTCTTTATCGACGCCGACGGCGTAACACAAGCAGGCACCATGCCGGACAACGGCGCAGTATCTAAGGTGCTGGACGCCACGACCGGGAACCAGGAGTACACTGTCCCGGCGGGCAAGCACTCCGGCACGGGCAAGGTATCCGTCGTGCTGGAAACCAAGTCCGCCACGCCTGCCGAGGCCGCGCAGGACATCACGCCCACGAAGGGCAAAGTTCTCGGCAAGGTCACGGTCGACGCGATTCCGACCAAATACAAGGACGTTTCCGGTGTGACCGCCGGAGCTGCTGACGTGCTGGACGGCAAGTTTATCGTGCTGGCCGACGGCAGCAAGGTCGAGGGCACGATGGCCAACAACGGCGCGATCGCAAAGACCATCGACGGCCTCACGCAGACAAGCGCCTCCATCCCTGCGGGCTATACCTCCGGCGGCACGGTCAGCCTGACCGACGCGATTGAAACGGCCCTCGCCGCGATCTGAGGAGGCCGACATGAGCGTTCAGAGCCAGATCGACCGCCTCGCGGGCGCCAAGACCACCCTCGGCAATTACCTGCAGCAAAACGGCGTCGCCGTCCCATCCGGCGCGACGCTCGACGAAATGGCGCTGCAGCTCGCCGACGTCATCGAAAAGCAGAACAAGATCACCGCCGCTGGCATCCTCAAGGGTGACGGCGCGGGAGGCGTCAGCGCCGCGGTTGCCGGCACGGATTATCTAACGGAAGCGCCCGTGACGAGCGTGAATGGGAAAACCGGAGCTGTAACGGTTCGCGAAGTGCCGTCTGTCAAGGCTTCGGACAATGGAAAATTCCTGCGTGTTGTTTCCGGCGCATGGGCGGCTGTAGAGATCGCAAACGCGAATGGAGGTAGCTTCTGATGGCTGAATATTTGACAAACACAACCGACCTGACAAAGGTTGCATCAGCTATCCGGGAGAAAGGCGGCACATCGGATTCGCTAGTCTACCCGGACGGATTTGTGACAGCCATTCAGGCCATTCAGACCGGCACAGAACTGCAAATCATTGTAACTGTGGAATCTGGTGCAACCGTTACTGCTACAAAAGGAAGCCTGTCTGTGAGTGGCACATCTGTTAATGGAACGTGTACGCTTATCGTGCCGGAAGCCGGTACATGGAGCGTATCTGCTACGCTGGGCGGACAAATATCTGATACAAAAACGATATCTATCACGGACAATTATGCGGTGTCACTCACATTCTTCTCTGCGACTATTACGGTTACAGTAGACTCTGGCGCGTCTGTTTCATTACAAAAGGATGGCACAACAATTCAGACAAAGACCAGCACTGGGGAAGTTGTATTCACTGTCACGGAAACCGGCACATATACAATCGTCGCCACAAAGAACGGGCAAACGACAAGCGACTCCGTTAATGTCGTGTCCAGCACCACCTCCTACTCGTTGACGCTCTCTTTCGTGAGCTCTACGCTCAACAATAACGAGTGGAGCGTTATCAA